ATAGTTACTATGGCTATGACTATCATTAGCCACCGTCACACTCAGTGTAGCATTAGCAGAGCCATCCCAAGAGACAGAACCAGATGCGTCACCAGAGAGTGTTAGAGTACGGGCTGTAGTCCACTTGTCTGCATTAGGGTGGTAGCCATCTGTAAAAACACGGTTAGAATTTTCATATAAGGTTTTCAGACTTGTGTTCTGACTTGATGTAAAAGACATTGCTGCGTCAGCATTATGTATGCTACCTACACCAATCTGTACTGTACCAGGGTTTGTTACATAGAACGTAGACCTGTTACCCAAAATACCATAACCACTAACACGAATATCATCTGTACCCGCCGAAGGATTACCACTGTCAATCTGTCCTACTACAAGAGTACCACTCATAGTATCGCCAGTGACATTCACAAAGCGACTATCCGCTTCTGTCTCTGTGTAGTAACGACCATCGTGAGTGTGGCTATCGTTTGCTACGACTATGTTGTTGTAAGTACCACTTACGTCACCACTGAATGTAGTGCCTGTGTTAAGGTAGTAGCTACCCTGCTGTCCGTCTAGTAAGTCTGCGTCAATGCCAGACCCTGCGCCATCGTTGGTTATACTGATAGTGTCTGTCTTGATGCCCCCAAGAACAGCAATACCATTGTCACCAAACTTTGCATCTCTTTGTACACCACTGTCTGGATCACTATAAGACGCACCAAATCTTGGCTCACCTGTAAACGATACAGTACCTGAAGCGGTATCTGCAGCATCGCTGCGCAAGAAGCTACTTGCCTGTAAGCCATCAACAGTGTCGGCATCTAGTCCTGATCCAGAGCCATCTACAGTCTTAATAGCTGTAAGTATCTCAGCAGCAGTCTGATCTGCAGTAGCACCTGCTTCAATGCCATCTAGCTTACTACCATCTGTAGCGACATCACGTCCGTCTACTGTACCTGTAACTGTGATGTTATTGAATGTAGGGCTTGCTGATGTGCTAATGTCTTGGTTAGTAGAAAATGTAGTACCAGTTAGAGTAAGACCTGTGCCAGCACTATATACGGCTGTCTCAGCAATAACTGTGAATGTGATAGCAGTAGTACCAAACGTAATAACACCGCTAGTGTTCATCACATAAAGTTCACCAGCACCTGTGTCACCTTCTTTGACGAAGTATGCATCACCTTCACCCATAGCATCTGGGTCTGATGCACCATAGCTGTCTGCGTCTGTGGCACGAGTAAGTACCCAGTTAGTAGAAGCTGAACCTGTGTTAGTTACAGTGTAAACACCGTTGTGTGCTGCGTTAGTTTGGTTATACACAAGTACACGATCACTAGTAGACAGCGTAACGCCATCAATAACTAGTGCAGCTTGTGTGCCACTGTTTGTAAGTGTAGCACCTACGCCTGACGTACCATTGTCATACGTAGCAGTAAGTGCGCTGGGAGACTCAACACGTACTGGTGTGTGGTAGTGAATACCTGCTGCAGCAATCGTATCCACGTACTCTTTTGTCGCAGCTTGTAATGCCGAAGTGGGATCACCTGATAGGGTTACCGTACCTGTGGCTGTAATATCTGTTGCAGTAATATCTGCAAACGTGACATCTTCTCCTGCTACAGCAGCTTTGCTTGCAGGGTATGTCATAAATATATCTTTGTTACCACTGCTGAAGTTAACAGCAGAAGTACCATTTGAGCCAGCGTAGACAGTTGTACGTGTCAGGGTGTTACCCGTGTTCCACGTACCTACGCCAACTTCCCATTCGTCTGTACCTGAAGCGGTATGCACAATGGCATAAAAGGTTGTGTCACCATTTGACATGACACTTTGAAATGTGTCGAATGTCGCAGAGGCTCCTGCTAGAGATACATCACCTGTACCTGTAGTAGTCGTGATCTCTTTGACACGATCCTTAATAATTAATGCCATTGCTTATACCTTGGGTTTAACTAATTCTTATTACTGCGCTAGAAGAGTCATTGGTTGGGAATACAATAGTGAAGTCACCAGATGTTGATGTCACTGTACTACCAAAGTCAAAGACTGCAATAGCTTTGTCGCTAACACTACTGTTGTAGATAATAGCACCATCAGCAGAAATAGTTAAGTTGCTAAATACTTCGTCTGCAAAGTCAACGTAAGCCACACCACCAGAAAGGCTAACAGTAGGGCTATCTAGTGCTTGACCACCTGCAGTGTAGTTAGTACCTGTAGCTTCATCTGAGTTACCTGTAACGTCAGAATAGTTTGTTGTAGCAGCACCATAGGTTCCTGTAGGTGTTTCTTTAATCAAGGCAACCTTCAATGTGTGGTTGTCTAAATCATGCTCACCCTGCAGTAATTCCTGTTTAAAGCTGTTACACATTGCTGTAGTAATTGCCATGAGTATATCCTCTTTTTAAAGTACAATGGGGCCAGCATTGAGCCAGCCCCAAAGTTTACAGTTATTAAGCTAGGTTGTAACGTGCTGTTACAAGAGCTTCTGGGCGTAGAATCTTACGACCGTATAGGTGCATACCACGAACGATGTCCGCAAATGAATCTGGGTCACGGTATGTTTCAGTCTTGTTGATCTGCTCGGCAGTAGCAACCGCTGAGTCATGACCAGCAACAATCACACCATAGTTGTCATCTTGTGCTGTTGTACCTGTAGTACCTGCACCTGTACCAACTGATGGTAGGTTGTTTGAAACGTATACACGGAATCCATTCCAGTTGTTAAGGACTAGTCCGTTACGCAATCCACCTGAGTCACCGAAGTCAGCATTCAACAGACGAGAATCTTCGTCCATCAATACTTCCATCATCTCTGGTGAAATTACAATCCAACGACCTGCTTTGTCAACGCTTTGAACGTCCAACAAACGGCCCATACGTGCAACCAACATTGTTGGAGATACGTATGCTGTTGGTAGTGCTGTTGCACCTGGTAGACGAGCACCAACAGGAATAGAGTCACCTGTTGTACCAGCAGAAGGTGTAGTTGTGATGTTGCCAAAGTCTGACATATCCAACTTGTTAGCCGCTAGAAGTTCGTCTGAACCTGCAGTTGAGTTTGCTTTAGTGCCGTTAACAGTTGTGTTAACTGTATCTGCAACACCGTGCAAAGCAGACTGTGCATAGCCTGACAAGTAGCCAAGAACTTCTTGGTCATGCTGATCAGCCAAGCGGTATGCCGCACGGTTGGTCGCAAGATCCATGAAGTTGACGTGACTGTGCGCTTCTTCGATGTCATCCATCTTGAAGGCGAAGTAGTTTGCTTTGTCAACGACTAGCGAGAAATCGGTATCTGTCAAATCCTGCGCAGCGACTGTTGTGCCACGAGCATATGCAGAAACTGAGATTTCAGGTTCTTTGATGATTTTAACAGTGTCGCCTTGGTTTGCGATCTCACCGAAATAATCAGAGTTTGTGATATCTCCAACGACAGTAGACTTGCGGAAGGCAAGTTGTACTTTCTTGGAGTAGATTACTGGGGAAAAGTTCCCGTTTGGCAGGTTGGTATAACCTGACGCTGATGCAAAAGCCATGATTAAATCCTCCATGATATTTGGCTTAACAAAGCTAAACACCTTAAAGAGGCTGTTTGCTTTCTAGGGTGCAGATGGATTACAGTTGCGCTACCGTATACCTACTGGGCCTATACTTAAACAGGTGGTTCTTTTTAGTTTTAGACTTTTTTGATGAATTAGGTTGAGACAAAAGGTAGTCATAAAGAGGCTTTTGTCTCTGTGCCTATAGTTATACTGTTGATTAAAAGATTGTCAACAGCTTTTATCTAGCATTGCCAGATACATCGTAAACAAATTTACCCGAACGGATAGCCTTGTTGATATCCTCAGATCTAGCTTCAAACTCTTTTGCAGACATCTTAGCTACTTCTGATTCACGAATTACGTCATTAGCATCATCTACATCTACGTCTGTCTTAGTACGTCTAGTAATTGTAGATGCTGCTTCTTTGGCCTTCTCTTTCTTTGCAGTCTTAGTAAGGCCTTTATCTACTTTGTACAAATCAATGACACGTACTACTGATGCAGGATCATCTGCATTTTCATAGAGTGCATCTTGTACCCACTTAGGCTGTTCTTCAGCCCAGTTATGAAACTCATCAGAAGCTCGAAGATCATCAAAGTCTTCGTGAGCTTTACGGATTTGATTCTCCGCTTTCACTCGTTGTGCTTCTGATTGTGCCTGATCTAACTCTTTTAGTCTAGCATCTGCTTTGCTAAACATCTCTTGAGCTTTCTTAGCAGCGATGGTTTCTACGATACCTGCTACGTCAGGATATTCTTTTGCCCACTCTTCAATATCTTCATCAGACTTGGGAGGAACAATAGAGTCCTTCTTCATGCGTTTTTCAAAGGCTTCGAACTTCTCGTTCCATTCCTTTTCTTTTTCTTGCATGTGGCGTCTTAGATCACCATATCGTTTTTTAAAAGATTTTTCTTCTGGAGATAACGTTGCTTCTTCAACTTCTGTATCGGTCTCTTCCGCTTCGACGACTTCTTCTTCTTTGGGTTCATCTTCTTCGGTAGATTCTCCTCGTTGAGCAGCTTCAAGTCGTTTAATCTCCTCTTCTTCCTCTTCGATACGTTTACGTTTTCTTTCGTAGTTATAACCTCTATCAACAAATCCTGCTGTCTTTGGTACTTCTACTTCTGTTAGTTCAGGCATTATATTCTCCTTATGTTGGGGCCAGCCGTAGCTGGGTAGCCTTATTTTTTACCTGCGAGTCCGCCTTTCTTAGACTGGCGTTTTGCTTTAGTCTTTGGTTTTTCAGCCATTAGACCGCCTTTGTTCATTCCACCCCAGCCAGATCCAAGGCCTTGACTACCTTGACCGCCTGTTTCTTCCTCTACTTGAGAAGAGGAGCCATAGCCCCCAGAACCTGTCTGAGTTTGTGCAGCAATGCTTGTACCTGCATCGGCAGCTTTTTGAGCATAGCTTTGAGCTTTTTGAAGGGCAGCTAGTGTAGAACTGTCTTTAGCATTACTTGAGCGATTTGATAAAGATCTAGCAGCTCTTCTTGCATTTTCTGCTGCCTGTTGTTGTGCAGCTTCGGCAGCTTCTTCAGCTGCTTTTTTCTCAGCTTCAGCTTTTTTAGACTGATCTATAAGTGCTTGTCTTGCTGGATCAACAGCAACACCTGGTTTAATAATAACCCCGTTTTCTTCATCAAAACTAAGATCAGAATATTTATCAGCTAGTTGTTTAGCAAGAGTTTTTGTAGAGTCAAAGAAACCACCTGGTTCAATATCATGTTTATCTCTATAACCTGCTATGGCCTCTTCTAGCATATCAGCTTCTTTTGCTTTACCCTGTGCTCTAAGTAGTTGAGCATTGGCTGCAACCTCTGCAACCTTTTGCTGTCTGATAATACCACCTAAGATACCACCTTCAAGCATGTTACCAATACCTTGACCGATAGAGCCAGCTATTTTTTGCAAGGTGTTTTGAGTTTCTTTTTCTTCTGTTCCTGAGTCAACACCAAGTGTTGCTAGTGACTGGGATATAAGTTTATTTGTATCAGCATAGTCGTACTTTTCATGCCACTTAGGTGGCTCTACTCTTGGACCATCATCATCATTAGAAGGTGCAGGTGTTGTTGTTGCTACTGCTCTAGGTACACAGGTCTTAGTTGCTGGATCATAGTCCATATCTTTAGCTGCACAAGACTCTGCAGTTTCTTCGGTAGTAATAGTAGGTGTTGTAGGAACAGCTTCTATCTGTCCTGACTCTGCTCTAGGGAATATTGTAGCACCTAATGGAAACCCTGTAAACTGTCTTTGTTGTGCTTCTTGACCTGCAGTAAGAATATCTTGGTCAGTTTGAAGACCACCTGGGGCAAACCCTGCAACAGTACCACCTTCAGACATACCCATCATCTCTTGAATAGCAGCCATTTCTTCGGGTGTAAGATCATCCTCATTCATAGGACCACCTTCAGGAACAGGTTCACCACCAATTCTACCACGAGCTTCCATATCTTGCAAGCCCATTTTTGCATTATCTCGTAGATCCTCAAAGAATTTTACACCGTAGTACCTGACGACATCAGCAGGAACTACGTACTCCCCTTCAGATAACTGTGCAGGAATATCGTCACGTACTTCCTTAGCCATAGAACCTGAAGGTACTTCATTACCTGACACAGGGTCTTCTCTCATTCCATCGTCACGAAGACCACCGTCTTCGAATGCAAAACTCATTTGTTGATTCATGTCTACTGTGCCTCCTTCGGCAAATTGTCTTGGTTCTTCCACTTTAAATTCATCTACTAGTTCAGAGATGTCTAAGATGGTACCGTAAGCTGTATCAGACTCGGGTAGTATTTCTTTAAACCAAGATTTTTTAAATAACTCGTCAGCTTGCTTAACGTGCCATTCACTAAACACTTGGGGTACCTCATCAAAAGATATTTGATTGTGAAAGGCAAAAGCTCTAAATACTTGCTCTTGTTCGTCTGTTAAATTTTCAGCATGTACCTCACGGTCTATAGCCTGACGAAGTGTTGCATAATCCATGTCATTTGGGATACTTACTTCTGCAGAAGATGAAGGTACGGTAAATGCTTCAAACTCACCCCTGTAACCTAATGTTTGCAAACCCCGTTCAATAGTCTCTGATTCAACCTGACTCTCGTAAGGCATTTGCACATTCTTATGTACTTCAACAGGGTAGTTTTTTTCTAGATCATTTAGAGCTTTATTTAAGTCCGTTACATAGGTACGGTAGAATCTGTCACCCTTGTTACTAGGGTCAAGAGTTCTACCTCTAGCTTTTGCAATCTTTTCTGCAGGTGGGATAATAATCTTATCCACACCATCTCTAGCTGCTTTTGCTATAAGAACTTTAAGAGATTCTTCAACTGCTTGTTTGTTTTTTGTAATTGGAGGTAAGCCAATATCATTGAGATACCCCCCTTGGTTTATCCTAAATTGATTAGTTTTATATCTTTCGTAAAGATTTTGAAAATCATT